TATAACGGACCTCGTAGTTCACCTTGTAGAGCAGGCCGTAGTCCTGCACGTTGACCTGCGAAAGGAGAAGCTGATTGAACGCCCCGTTATCGTCGCTGGAAACCCAAGTGGTCCCAGCGTAGTCGGGGATGATTTGCGGAAGGACGCTTGACCAGTCGTTGTCGCGGGAGGTCGTGCCGAGGTACGACAGCATATTCTGAACCTCGGTGTCTTCGGTCGTGTAGAAGTGACCTGAGAAGGAAGACTGCGGGGCGAGGTAGTTGGTCTTGCCGTAGAAGTGCTTGAAGTTCGGGTTTACGAAACCGATGAAGCGACCGCCGTTCACGTCCTCAAAGCAAGCGCCGTTGAGGCCGATGTAGGACTGCTTCTTGTTGAACAGACCGGTGATCGGAGTGCCGTCAGAGTTCGTCCCCGTCACAACCTCGATGAAGTCAGCAGGGCTCTTGATTTCCACCAGAGGACCGAGCGGGGACTGGGCGTAACTTCCGGCAGCGCCGGCAATCACGCCATCGTAGCCATCACCTCCAGGGGTGAAGAAGTTCGGGTTCGTCGTGATGTTCTCGGACGTCAGTCCGTTGGACGCGGAGACCTCAGGATTGGTATATAATCCCTCGTTGACCGCAGGGTCGATGCCGATGTAGTCCACCGTGATCGTTACCATCCCGAGGTTGTCGTATGTCACGCCGAACTTGTGGGCGTGGCAGGCGTCATTAAGAGGACAGGTCGAGCCACGGTTTCCTACCGACAGATCGTTGTCCGTGTTAGCCTTCCAGACGACCGTGGCCGTAAGCAGGCCATAGCCGTCGTTGCTCAGTTTGCCACCGGGCTGTTGCACCGGGGCGGTCAGTGCGTCTCCTTTGTCGATACGTGCCATAAAGATTTAGCGTTTGCCGCGCAGCATGGCGGCGCGAGAGGGGGCGGCGGTAGAGGCAGGGGCGGTCATCCAGCCGTCAGCGGCTGAGTAACCTGCGTTGGCCATGCGTTCGAGCAGCGCGGTCTGTTTGCGCTGCTCTTCGAGCTGAGCAGTCATCGCTTCCATCACCGGGTTGGCGCCTACGCCTACCACGTTGGAGAAGCCTTCTGGTCCCTTGAAAGATGTAGGCTTTGAGTCGAGTTCCTTTTGCTTGGCGATTTGCATCTCGGCGGCCTCCTTCTGCTTGGCGGCGGCGACCTCGGCTTTGCCTTCAGGGGATTCGGCAACGCGAGCCATAGAACGCTTTTCGAGGACCTGTTGAAACTCTTCGTCCTTGGAGAAGTCGCTCCAACCCATGTTCATTAGCATGGTTTTTCCAGCGCGACGAGCAAAGTCCAAAACGCCTGTGGACTCTTTAATGAATTGAAAACCGGCCTTATCAGCTTCATTTCCAAATCCAAGCACTCCTCCCTCACTGCCCTGCTCTTCGGCCAAAGCCTGGGCGGCGAGCTTTGCGTTCTTGCGATCCAAGGCGTCCTGACGGCGGCGGGCTGCTTCTTGCGCGGAAGTGACAGTGCCTTCGCGCATATACTTGTTTCCGCCACCTTCGGCTACGGCCTTGGCATCCTGCACCGCTTGCCGGTTCTTCTCGATGGCCGCAGAGATGGAACTCATGGCCGCGTTTAGCAGGACCATTGGCGCAGCGAAGGAAAGAAACAGGTCCTTGCCGAAGGACTTGAAGCGGTTTTCGATTCCTTGAATATTCTTCTCCAGGTCGCTTACTGACTTCTTGACGCGATCTGTGACTTTCTCGGCGTTGGTGTCGCCGTTGATGCTGAATTGGATTACATTGCTCATTTTTGTTTGTCCATTTCGTCCATGAGTTTCTCTTCGTCAGTGGTCAGGACTTTAAGCTCTGCGCCCTTGATGACGGCAAAGGCCGAGTTCATCCAGATTGCCTGAGACTCAGGCATGGTCCAGGCCCTCGTCTCTGGGATGCCGTTGGCCACCAGATTGGCGATTACTGATAAAACCCAAGGGATGCCCGTAGCATCACCGCTTCGGCTGCGCTTCTCCCAGAACTTAGGCCACGACTCGACCAGCACGATCTGGGCAAACTTGTCGATTTGCTCGGCAAAGTAGTCCGGGTTATTGGCCATCTTGCCGACGTACCAGGAGTCGAGGAACGAAGCCTTGCCGATGGGCTCGCCGGAACAAATCTTCACGGCCACCAGAAGGTCGACCGGGCGGATATTTGCGTCAGAGCGAAGAAGGGGGCTTTCAGCCGCTTCCAGTTGGACGCGGTGAATCAGCGAGAAGGGCGACACTCGACGCCCAAGAATCTTAACCTGGTCCGAGGGGTCGGTGAACGCCGATAGGAATCGGCGGTCCACGATTATTCGGGGGCGACTACGCCCTCGTAACCGACGGCGGTGATGGACACGGCGGAATAGCCGCGATTCGAGCCCTTGTCTGAGACCTTGAGCACCCAGCCGGTAAAGGTCACCGAAGCGGCCCCGGTAGTATAAGAGGATGCCGTGTTGACGGTGACCGTGAAATCGTCTCCAAGCACAGGCATAGCGGTCGTTTTGGCAATCATCTCAACCGTGATCTGGGTCTTGCGGTCATCGCCGCGCCAAGCGACGGTCAAACCCTCTTCGTTGACGATGGTGGCCTCGGACGTGAACTCACCGTCGTTGGTGTAACTTTGCACCACAGCGTTGGTGACGAGGGTGTCCCCGCAGCCATAGATTGCCGAAATTCCCTGGACGATTGCTGCCATATACTATTGCGGATAAGGTAAGGTTAGCCTTCAGGGTTCACGACCACCAGAATGTCGTAGACAAGGACCGATGCCCAGGAGCGCTCGTTTACCCCTTCGTCCTCGGACAGTGGGGTGATATCGTAGCAGTGGGCGTCCCCCTGCAAGGTGAACACAGCCTGAAGGGCTTCGAGGTCCTGCATGGCCCCGGCGATGGCGGCCACCCGGGCGCGGTGATCCGTGAGGGTCACGTCGTCGGCAGAGTCGAACAGGGTCACACGGACAGAGCACGAGTAGTTCCCTAGGCCGTCCGGAAAGTCGTTAGGCAGGCGGGCCGAGTCGCACAGCACGATGGCCTTGGGCAGCACGTTCGTGTCGGCGCTGTCACCTTTGTAGATGTTGACCCCGGTCAGTTCGACCTGGGCTGAGAGGTAGGAGGCCACGGCGGCTTCCACGATATGTCGGGCGGATTTGGTTCCCATAGAGTTATTTCTTACGGCGGTTAGCCTTTTTGATGGTTGGGTAGAAGTATTCCTGAACGGCGGTTCGCATCTGTTTGACGCGGTTTCCGTAGACGATGTTCTCGGTCCCGGACTCAGATGCAACGTTGTTGATGTTACCGATCAGGTTCATCACGGTCATCGAGACGAAGCCCGGGCTACGGCTTGCGCTGAACACGCCCTGGGCTGACCGCTTGTTCGCGTCCACCCATGGGGCGTTGTATGTGCCGAAGTTGCGCTCGACCCCCTTCTTGGTCACAGGCTTGGGGACCTGCTGCATGACCGCCGCCCAGCCGGCCTTGACGCGGCCCACCTTCTGTTGCCGTTCGGCGATGTAGGCGTTCAGGGCGTCCGATGACTTGGCAAAATACTGAGGCCCGATGTATCGGCTGAACTTTGGCCAGCGACCGCCGACGGCCCCCTTGGCTTGGTCGTGGATACCTTTCAGGTCCGTGGCCATGCCGGCGACCTTGTTGCCTCGGCCCATGATAGAGGCTTTGCTCAGGTAGTTCCTAGCCTTGGCTTGGGCGCGCTGCCAGTCCGTGTCCTCCATGATCTTGCGCATGACCGGGGACAGGCTTTCAATCTTGGACTCCGTCACGTTCTGGTGCAGTTGGAAGAACGTCTGCGTGTCGTTGCCCTTCACCGCGTTGATGACCTGGCGCAGGAAGACTGTCCGTCCCTTGACGGGTTTATCCTGCGGAATGAAGATGCGTTTAATGTCGTTGCCGGTCTTGTTCATGCCCGCCTTGTGGGCGGCCACGCTCAGGCCACGGCCCCCGCCCTTGGGCATAGGGGGGGTGAAGGTCATGGCGTCCCGGCACATCAGCCTGATCTGCTGGCGCGTGACCATCTCCATGTCCAACTTCAGCTCATCGACAAAGTGCCTCAGCGTTGCGTTGAAATCCGCAAGGCTGGCTGGGTTGATGGCCGTCTGCTTGGCCATTACTGGTTATCGTCGATGCAGTTCAGCTCGATGACCGCCGAGCCCTGCTTGTAGGACTGGCCCTTGACCCGGAGGACCTGCCCGTTGACCGTCAGTTTCTTGCCAGGGGATAGGGTGGCCACAGGGACGCCAGCGGCGATGGTGGCTACCTGACCTCCAACCCGGCCATCAGAAGCCGTCCAAGGGGCCGTAGCGGCGGCGAAACGCACCGTCCACATCTTCTCCTCGGTGAAGCCCCCCGCGTCGAACTTGGGGGTGTTCATGGGGGAGGACAGTCCGAC